CTGTAGATAAGGCGGTAAATGAGAGATTGCAGAAGCTCTCAGAAGCACAGAGTGTTCTACAAACATTTCGTTCTAATCACCCGGAGGTTGGGGATCAACAGCTTATGGAGATAGCTCGTTACGCTCAATCGAACAACCTATCTCTTGAGGATGCTTATACACATCTTCAGGAGATGGCGAAGAAAGTTCTTGAGGGTTGGGGGTTGTCTCCAGTGAAGAAAACCGCTGGTAGTCCAGCACCCTCTGGTGGTAAGGAAGTGAATTTAAGTAAACTATCCCAGGCGTTGGCATCTGAGGATAAGGATAACATCTTATCTTCATTTGCTGATATGTTGCTTGGGACTAAATAAACGGCTTGTTCAAAATCTTTCTCTATATCTTTGCGAGATAGGGATAGAGCGAACAAGGCTGTGATAAACCCGTAACAGCGACTAATTACTTTGGTGAATTAACATGGCTAATTTCGTATCTGATCTAATCAAGGGTTTCCCGATAACCTCTACTGACCCGAGGAAAATACTGAGTCAGTTGGTATGGTCTAAGGAACTTCACAGTCTGGTTCGCAGGAAGATGTTCTGGACTCAGTTCATTGGTAAACCAGTTACAGGTGAAGAGAACCTTGAGACCACGGTGAAGGGAGCCCCAGTGGTTGAATACTCAGAGTTCAACCGCAATCGTGGCGACCGTATGCTTGTGCCTATTAAGACTCACATTGACTATGACCCATATACAACGGGTACGGTTGGTGCTGAGATCTTGACGGGTGCTGAGAAGAAACTCCAGTATGGTTACACGAGTCTGTATATTGAGGAACTTCGGCACGCTACCATTGTCGAGAATGTTAACATGCAGACTCAGCGAACCGCACTGGATTTGATTAAGGATGCTCAGGATGAGCTCTCTGATTGGGGTTACAACGTTATTGACAACAATATCTTTGCAGCCCTTTACTGGGGTCAGGCTCCCGTTTTGATGCGTTCGGCGGATCTCACAGGAGGCAATCTCTTCTCATCCCCAGTAGCACCCTATGCTCATCCGAACACATTCCACTATTATGATACCGCATCCCATGCCTATGGTGACTTGCAGCGTATAGGGGCTCCGGGATTTTCGCAGATAGGCAGCTCAGGGAAGTATATCACAACTGCCTATACGCTTGGTAATCACGCCTACCGCACGATTGATCGAGCTTTAATTGAAGAGCTTGGTTCTTATGTGCGTGCGGCTGGTATCCCGGCTTATCGTACCAATGAGGGTATTGACGTTTACGTGGCTGTTCTTCATCCTTTTGCACTTGCTGCTCTCAGGTTGAACAGTGAGTTCTTCTCGGCTATGCAGAACGCTTTGCCTCGTGGTACTGATAACCCAATTTTCACAGGTGCCGTGGGTATGAGGAACGGCGTTGTCTTCCATGAGAGTTCTAAGATTCCACTTCTCCCATACAATTCCATTGGTCAGGTAAACGCAAATGCGTCGGATGTATTGACCGAGTTCCCAGTATTCTCCACGTCGAATACATTTCTGCGTTTGCAAACCGCTAATTACAAGGATGATGGGAGTGGGAATGCAGTTGCTCTCCACTACTATAATGATTCGGGATATAGCTCACTTGCTCTATACGATATAGCAACGCAGACTACGTTGGGGCAGCAATACTTTGTTGATAACCCAACAGCCGCTAATAAGCAGTGGGGTGTTACACCAATGTACATTCTTGGTGCTAATGCCATTGCACTGGCGTTTGCTAAAATCGGTAATGAGAGGATGAGCTCATACTTCCGTTTCGTTACACGAGAGACAACTGATTACGAAAAGTTCCTTGGCTTTGGTGCAGCCACAATTATGGGTGCCCGCAGGGTAGAGTGGAAGGTTCCTGATGCAACATTTACAAACAACATCATCTTGAACCAGAGCTCTCTTTGCGTTCTGGTAGGAACGAGGGTCTATGTTGCACCTATTGGTGGGTTCAATGTGGATCTGGTGAATGACTTTGGTGCTCCAACCGAAGCCATCAGCTAACAGATAGCCTCTGGGTCCCGTTGGTATAGATGGGAATAGCCGCCCTGCGGGGATCCAGATTAAGGCTTTAGAGGGAGCAACAGCGGGGCGGCTTCCCTTTGTATTTAATAGGAGAGAAAAATGAGCAAATTCGCTGATACATTGCGGATGAGCATAGAATGGTATGTAGAGCATCTTGACCGAGATGGGAAGGTAATATGGTCTGATAAGGGAGTTAACTCACTTGCCTTAGATGGTGAGAATTTTCACCTCACCGATCTTTATCGAGGGCAGACAAGTCAGGTTGAGAGGTTTTATATTGCTCTCGTAAATTATACCCCCACAAAGACCTCTGTAATGAACGATTTGACGGGTGAGCCGAATGGACTGGGTTATGAGAGGCAACTCATTGAAAGGGATGCAACTGGGTTTCCAACATTAGCCCTTGATGCAGGCGATTATCAAATAACCTCAAAGACCGTTACCTTTACAGCAAGTGGTGGAAACTGGTCAACTGTAACCTATGCTATCCTGACAAACCTTTGGGGAGTTACGTGGACTGCTAATACCTCTAAGAGTATAGGAGATTGGGTTCGTCCTACATCACCCAATAAGCATCTCTACAAGTGTACTACTGGAGGGACTACAGGCTCAACTGAGCCAACCTGGCCCACTAATGGCGGGACTGTTAATGATGGGACGGTCACATGGCAGGACATGGGAACAGGTTTACTGATTTCCTATTTCCAGCTTTCTACACCCCGAACACTTGCTGATGGTGAGAGTTTGAATTGCACTTTGAAGGTTAAGCAAACCACTGCATGAGGTAAGTAATGGCTTTAACTTATGGCACAAAAACTGCGTTTACCATATCCCTCAATGGTCTGGCAAATGGTAGCGTAGCTATATCAAATGCGGTTGATAACTCCACCGACCTTTATCAAGACTACTTGATAGAGGTAACGATAGCGGGAACTGCGGCGACCAATGCCTTTTGCGAGGTCAGAATTCTTCCATCTATGGACGGAACTAACTTTGCTACATGGGAGAGTGGTCTTCGGTTAGGAGAGGTTTCTTTGAGTGTTACACCTAATACGGGTACATTCTCTATATTGAATGCATTGTGGGTATCTCCTAAGTATTTTAAGATAGCAGTAAAGAATGCGACAGGTGCTGCTCTATCATCCAGTGGAAACTCAGCGAGTTATCAAGGGATTAAGCAGTAATGCCTAACTAGCGTAAGGGTGCTGTTGGTGTCTTTTTCTCAGGCGACCCCACACTGAATGTGTGGCTGCCATTAGTTGATAATTGTGCAGATTACACGGGTAAGGGGCATAATGGCACGCCCACATCTCTTGTTAGAGCTCCCGGCAGGTTCGGCGGAGGGATGGGGTTTGTAAGGATTTCTGATACCAGCGGTTCATACATTAGGTTTACGGATGATGCAGTTTTCTCTCCCGGATCTGGGGATATAAGTCTATTGTGTTGGGCAAAATTGAATAGCTGGGCAAGTAGTGAGGAGCATGCGGTCTTTGCCAACTATGATGGTTCGGCAAACGGGTTGTGGTTTTTAAGGTTTGGTCCTACAACACAGACAATTACAGGTTATATGCGGGACAACTCTGGTAATAATGCTGCTTCAGTAACGGGTCCAACGGTTGCTTTGGGTAGATGGTATTTCTACGCTATGACATGGTCAGCGTCAGAGAAGATGGTTAGATTGTATATTGATGGTAATCTTTATGGTTCAAACGCTAATTCAGCAATAGGGCTTCCGATTACATTGAATGACGCAACTAATCCTCCAACCATTGGGGAAAGACAGTATAGCGGCTACTTACATGGCATGTTAAATGGAGGTGTTTCAGAGTTTGCTATCTTAGGAAGATTGGTTCTTCCGCAAGAGATTTCAGAATACTACAATTGGGCTACGGGGAGAACCAAGAGATTCTTTGTTGTATTTATCCCACAGGTCTACAACGAGACATTGAGCGAAAATTTGTCTTCACTAACAAGTTTTAAGGATTTTCAAACCTATGTAGAGTCTTTCTCAGAGGTTAACTCTATCTCTCATAGTGAGACCGACATAAAGCTCTACATAGAAAATCTCATTGAGACACTACAGTCTTCAGGTCTTATCACTGATATAAAGTCTTACATAGATGTGTTAACTGAAGTTAACAGGTCTTCTTTTGTTTGGTCAGATGTTCAACACTATGTGGATTACCTTCTTGATATAGTAAACCATTTAGGGTCTGTTCTTGATAAACAGCACTACAAGGATGTTTTGCTGGAAGTTCTCAACTCACTCTCATTGGTAGTTGATAAATACGGCTGGAAGGAGGTATTGCATGAGGTATTGCTACACTCAGGTAATGTAGTAGATGTTCCGATGTTATATCTTCTGGAGAACCTTATTGCACAACACAAGCTTGTTGATATACAGAATTACAGGAATGAAATATTTTCGGAGATATTGGTTAACAAATCTTCCGCTGAATTTAGAGTATCAACATGGATTCTGCCTCTTCTCCTTTTGGCTGCCGTAACTGCACCTATGAAGGTTCAGGGTGTTGGTAAGGAGTGGAAGAAGATTACTGGTAGTGCGAGGGTAATAGATATATTTGAAGGTTCTAAAGGAAAGGTTTTGCCATGAGTTTACAGGTATTTCACTTGTATATAGATAGTAAGAACGTGTTGGAGATTTCCTTACTCGATGCCAGCGGGAATCCGTATAACTTGTCAGGATTTGTTGGTACTATTCAGTTTCAGATATTCGCAGAGGATGTAGATATATTCTCAAATGTTCAGCCGCTGTTTACCAAATCAATTGGTAACGGTTTGGAGATTACGGATAGTGCTAATGGGATTATACAGGTTACTTGGTCTCCCTATGAGGTAACCCAAGCAGTAGACTATCAGTTCCGATTGAAGGTAGATTTTGGTGGTGGTGATGTATGGTATCCAATAAGGGGGATATTGAAATTCAAACCTCAGAAATTGAGTGAATAGGTGGTAAAATGCAGGTTCTAAACAACGGTAGATTCTGGCTTACGCTGGCGATTTTTGTTTCCAGTGTAATTTTCTCTGCTGGCGTTATTGTTGCTCGTATGGGTAGCTATTACGGACAAACAGAGGGGCGTGTGCTGGAGCAACGTGTATCAGTGTTGGAAAAACGTTTAGAGAGTATGGATCAGAAGCTCGACCGAATAGAACAGTATCTAATTGAGCAGAGAAATGAAAATCACAGAGATACTCAGCGAAAGTAATGGCAAGCTTTCTTTGTGGCGGATCACCCAGTTAATTGTTCTTATATGTTTCGTTATAGACTGGATGGTTAATCTCTTTGGTCAGGGGGTATATCTCCCCACATGGGAGAAGGTTAGTATACTAACGTCGATTCTGGTTGGTAAGGTAATTCAAAAGAAGTTCGAGAATGGAAACAATAATAAAGGGGATTCAGAGGAAGGTTAACTCGCTTATGTATGTTGGTGAGTTGGCTGCGATACTCTTTAATTGGGCTATAGATTTAGCCTCAATGGCAAAGGAAAAGGAAGTTAAGGAGAAATCAGATGACCGTCAAGGAAGTAATAACAGGAGTGCGTGATTTAATCCACGATAGAGGGATGGAGTTTATTCAGGATGACCAGATTATTCTCTCTGCCCTTCAGACCGTGGTTGACGAGATAGTCTTTACGGTTGCTCCGCTTGAGCAATTTGTCGATATTACAGCGGATGGCTCTGGAACATTGCACGATTTGCCAGAGGGATATGTTTTGGTGCGAGGCGTGTATCGCCCATCGGCTGAATCATGGGGGACCACCGAGATATCCCGTATTGATTATGATTCGTATCAAAGGCTAAAGGCGAATCCCACAAATGCTTTCTTCACAGAGGCATATTACATCGTTCCCCCTAACAAGATTGGTTTTTATCCAGATACATCCACCAAGACCTATACTATCAGATACGTAGCATCTCCGCAGTTGACGATGGATGCTACAGGTATACCTCTTCCAGCGGTGCTTGTAGAAGCATCTAAGTTTAGAGTTGCAGCAGATTTGGCTCTCAGCGGATATGTAGATCCACGGCATGTTAATCCTCAGGCAATTGAAGTTTGGCTGGCACGCAGTAAGAACTTTGTAGATGCTTATATCCGTGGAGTTGCTGGAGTTGAGGATGCAACTAAGTTAAGAACAAAAATGAAGTCGCCTTATTTCTAAAGGGTAGAATATGGCTGCTCTATTTGACCAAATGTCGGTTGATCTTGCCGCAATGGTTGCGGATAAGGTGGAGTTTGCTGCTGATAATGGCATCTGGTATTCAGCCCAGCAGCGGGAGGATGCACTTAACTCTGCGATTCAGCAAATAGCTCGGAAGGCTATAGCTGATAAGGATTTTGATGCACTTGTGCCCTATATGAAGAAGTCCTCTCAAAGTATAACAGGTGCTGGTGATTTGGTGATTACCTTTGATGATACCTTTGTTGGGATTTATGAGGCAACTCTCGATGGTCGCCCGCTAATAGTTCTCAGAGGTATGCCAAGAAAAGATTTCATTTACTCATTGCGTCCGTATTACCATGTGGCTGTTCACAACGATGGTGGAACATATAAGGCGGTTTCCCCCGATTGGTCTATGAATAATTCTGGGACAGCAACATTGACGGTTATTTGGGTTAGTGTCCCACGATATAGTAGGGGTGGGGCTACAGACATTCCTCAATGTTTCCATGACCAATTTAGGTCTTCAATTCTTATGTTAGCTCAGCAATACTTAGCACAAATTGAGGTACAAACGGTATGACAATCAGTGAAGTTCTTGCTCGTGTGGGGTTAGAGATTAACCCCTTTATTAAAGTGCCTTATACGCCGAACCAGATTTTGGTGGTGGCAAACGATGCTTACCGCACAATTGCGTTGCTATCGGAGAGTCTGATTCAGGTTGTAGATGTTACGCCTACAGGGAGTTCTTATTCATTCACCCTTACTGACCCGACGAAAGGCGAGTATATACGAGTAAAGACTGCAACACAATCAGGACGCCCCCTTGCGTATGTTCCACAATATTTATTGATTGAGACGGGGGTTATGCCTGTATATCCAAGCTATACCTATTATTTTACATCCACATCCAGAAAAGTAAGTCTTGCGGGAGTTACTCCGAATGTTGCAGTGAAGCTGGGTTTAGAGTGGGCTCCTAAGGGCATGGTTCTTGTAAATGACTCCGACCAGACTGAGTTCTCGAATGAAGTTGACAATGCATTCATCAACTATCTGATGTTTCTACTTGCTGTGAAAGGGGAGTGGGAAAACCCAGCACATTTACAGAGCCAATTGAACTCCTATATGGCGGAATTGTCTAAGTTCTCATGGATGCCGATAAAAGAAAATGCTGCCCAAACAAAGTGATAATTATCGGAAGATAGACTTTGCTGATCTGAATCTCGGCATTGTTCAGAACATCAAAGACCCCCTAAATGTTAAAGGGGCTTTAGAGGCGAATAATGCTGATTTCAGTTCAAATTTAGGCGGTATTACCAGTGTTCACAATTGGATCTCAAAACCCTTTGGAATTGATACGAATACCTACGATGTGATAAAGTATCTAAGATTGAGCACTGGCGATGACTTGTATATTCTTTCTAAAAAATCAGACGGCAGTAAGGTTCTCGCTATCTCAGAGGGAGGCACCGGGACTGTTCAGGAATTTACACCCCCCTCGCCCGATTTAACCTTGCAGGCAGCCTCAGCTTCTGATGGTCTTCCTATGGCTTCTGGGGTATCGCCTCATTATTGGGAGTTTGATATTGTTGATGTGCTGGAGAATACGCCCAATAAGTATCTTTACCATCTTAAGCAACATAGTGATTTTGGGCACGTTGCTGCCTATACACTCATTCCATTTTATGTGACAGCGAGTGCCTCTGGGGCTGTGGATGATGTTCTAATGAACGCTGCTTACGTAGAGAGCACTGATGGAGAGGTTAAGGCTCTGGTATATCATGTTGTAAGATATACGGGTAATCTGGGAGTTTGTTACTTTCTTCTGATTGATGGTTGGAGTCTTTTCTTTACATATACATATCCCTATACGTTTACTTCACGAACCTACAAAATATGGTCTCACAGTTTAACTCCATACTTTGTGGACAAGGTTAATACTCATTGGAGGTGGAATACACTTCCTAATGATACTGATGTAGATGACAGTACCGCTCGTGATGTCTATATGTTTCAAATGGGTAACTTTACAAGAGTTTACCCACTAAATACATCTACAAATGGCAATAGGGTTGTTGAGAAGTTTGACAGCAAGTCATTTCTTCCCGGGGATTGCGACCTATTTGATGATATAAAGAATAGCTCTTCTAAATGGGGTTTAGGGAAGACCTCTGTTCCTGTTGGGGCTAAGGAATATGTTTATGTATCCCCGCCAAATCCGTGGGATGCCAAAGCTCCTTGCACTCACAATGTGTTCTCAAAGTATCTGCCGATTTCAGCAGATTTCTCAAAAGAGGCACAAGTATTCATTTCGGCGACATATTTTCAACAGCAGATCTCAGCAAATGACCCAAGGATAACAGTAGACCCGAATATCACAAGTAAACATTATGCCGCAAGAGTTCGGGTTACCTTTGTCACTGATGATGGGCAAGAGTTTTTGCCCATACAGAATGATATCGGGGGTGGGTGGGGATTACTCATAGAGAATAATGTGGCATCGAAGTATTGGACTACGTTTCACATTCAACCTAACACCGTTACACTTCCGCCAAATGTTAAATCAATGCGGATCTATCTTGCGGTAAGAGAGACAGGAACAAAAATCAGTGAGTTATTAGATGAGCGTGGACATGCATTAAGGGGAAGTAGTAGTGCTAACTTTTCACCAGCAGAATATCTTTACTATGATGAGGTGAGCTTAACCGATACACCCCCGTCTTCCTCAAAGGTAGAGTTTAAGCCTTTCGGAGTTTCCGAGTGGTCTAACATTTATTCGACCTCCGATCTGACGATTAAGTTCTTTAACTACGATGTTGATACACATTTCTTCACCCGTGTATCACAGAATGACCGCCCATTTGGTAGCACACGCTATGGCGTTATGGATTGGTTTTATGTCAACACGCCAGCGTTAGGCGTAAGTCTTGATAAGAGCTTGGGATATACACTTGATTTTGTAACAAGTGAGACTACATTCTATAATCCTTGTAAGGTAACATATAAAGTTAGTGGCGGATCTTTTGCCGTTGTTGATAAGCCTGAGAATACATTTATTGAGAATAAGTTTAGTCTGAATGATGTGTTTTCAGCTATGTCCTACAGCATGGGCAGATTCTTCGCTGTTAGGAAAGAGAATGGGTATATTACTTACAGTGCCGTAGGTACAGCAGAGGCTCCAGATATTTTCCCTCAGGAGAATGTTATTAAGCTTATAGGCAGGAATCTTAGCCCCATTGGGATAATTACAGATGGTTTAACTGGTAATCTTGTTGTATGGGATACCTAATCTATTGCTGTGATAGATGCATTGGGATTGAGTGCTAAGGCTATATTTCCCGTTTCAGGTATTTCCCGTAAGGGGGTAGTGTCGACGCCTTATGGTGTAGTATATGCTGGGAATACACTTGGGATAACAGATTTTCAGAAGTTTATTAATCTCGGTGAGGTTGTTCACAAATACTATGATAGTGATTATCAGCCTGATTCGAACCGTCGTTTATACTACAATCCTCATACTGACGAGCTGTATTTGTTCAACGGTCCCAGCGTTGTCGGGATGAATGCATTAGTATATTGGTTTCCCAGAAAGATATTCTCTCGGTTTACATTTCTATTGTCGAGCTTTACTGAATTAACCGCTGATCCTATCACAGGCGTATCATTTGTCTATGATAAAAGTCAAAAGTATGTGTCATCTGGGGATTACCTTGTTCCTACTGAAGATGACCCACTTTATATCAAGACCTATGCGAACGATTATGATATGCCTGAATATGAGAAGACGCCATCATTTTTGTTCTTGAAGTTAACTGCCCCGAGCTCAACCCAGTGAAAAATTAAGTTCACGACCGATAGAGGTGACCAGTACACACTCTCCGGGAGCGGTTCTGTAAACCGAAACTACAGGCTTCCACGTTATCCTCATCGGAATATACGCATGGAGTTTTCAGCATACGGTGGGGACCCAACAGTTCCGATTGTACTCTGGGGAGCTGCGGTTACCAGTACGGTAAAACTACCAAGGATAGATTCTATTCCCACACACGTTGGTATATCCTGTTGTAATCTTCAGGCTGGGGATCTTTGGGATGTTAATGGTGTCCCGTGGACAAGTGCAACGATTGTGTGGACAAGTTTTGTCGAGGCTGTTGGTGAGGTGCACTGGGGATTCTCCTCGGGAGAGCTGAATAACATCATCTATGAGGATTCACCGCCCAGAAAGTGTCATTCGGTGACAAGTGATTTTCCTCTCGACACAATTATATGGTACAAAGCCATTTCTACAGCATCCTCTGGGGCTCAATGTGTTTTGGGCCCAAAGTTCTTTAAGACGGGAGCGACTGTTTGGGCTGAGCCAGCGAGTAACATTACCATTGACGCTGGATTTGCAACTTTTACGTGGGATACATTTTCTGCTGAGTTATCTGGTCTTGCAACCGAATTTGAGGAAATCCCCGAGCCCTCTGGTCAGGAAATGAC